TGACGGACCCATACATTCCTATGGTGGCCTATACCGAGGAGCAGACAGAGGAGCTGGCCTTTGGAGCGCTGCGGGTGATCATCGGGTACAGCCAGATCGTGGACGATTTCGACATGGGGCTGGAGCGCATCATGCGCGCGCGGGGGGACGGGAAGGCGGTGCCCCTGGCGACGGCGCCGGATTCGCGAGATGGCGCTCGCACCACCTTCCAGCATTTCGACGAGACGCACCGGTTCACCCTGCCCCGACTGAAGCAGGCGCACCGCACGATGATGGCCAACATCCCGAAGCGGTTGCGGGCGGACCCGTGGAGCCTGGAGACCACGACGGCCCCGGCGCCGGGTGAGGGGTCGGTGGCGGAAGATACGATGGATTATGCGCGGCAGGTGGCGGACGGAAAGATCACGGACAGCCGCCTGTTTTTCTTTCACCGGTACGCGAGCGACAAGCACGACCTGGCCACGCCGGAGGGGATCAGGGCGGCGGTGATGGAGGCCAGCGGGCCGGTGGCGGAGTGGTCGGATATCGACGGGATTATCGAGCAGTGGCGGGACCCGACGGCGGACCGCTCCTATTTGGAACGGGTGTGGCTGAATCGCTTGGTGCGCAGCTCGGAAAAGGCGTTCGATACGGAGCGGTGGAAAGGGCTGGCCCAGGAGGGGTTCACGCCTCCCGACGGGGACTCGATCACACTGGGGTTCGATGGGGCGCGGTTCCACGACGCGACGGCGATCGTGGGGACGCACATCGCGAGCGGGTACCAGTGGGTGGTGGGCGCGTGGGAGCGGCCGCACGGGATCGCGGAGTGGGAAGTGCCGGAGATCGAGGTGGAGGAAGCGGTCGCAGCGGCTTTCAAGCGGTGGGATGTGTGGCGGATGTACGCCGATCCACCGTACTGGGAGACGCACGTAGCCAAGTGGGCCGGGCAGTATGGGGAGAAGCGGGTGTGGAGCTGGTGGACCAGCAGGTTGAAGCCGATGGCCTACGCGATCCGGGGGTTCGTGAACGCCATGGCCACCGGGGAAGTAAGCCACGGCGGGGACGTGCTGCTGACGCGGCACATTGGGAACGCTTGCCGGAGGATGCTGCTGATTCGGGATGAGACGGAGCAGCAGCTGTGGGTGATCCAGAAGGAGCGACCGGATTCGCCACACAAGATCGATGCGGCGATGGCGGCGATCCTGAGTTGGGAAGCGCGGAACGATGCGCTGGCGGCCGGGGTGGGGGAGAGACGGCGGTCGGTGTATGAGGATAGGGGACTGGAGACGGCATGATATTCGGGCCCAGGTATCCGGAGCGACGGACGGGGATCGTCAACCTAAAGAACAACGTGGCCATCAAGGGGGTAATCTGGCGTCGGGCCGGGGAATGGCTTGTCTTGCGGAATGCTGAGTATATCGAAGGACGTAAGGGGAACTTGCCGATGGATGGAGAAATACTCATCCGCATGGCCGAGGTCCTATTTGTCCAGATAGTGGAGCCTGGCTGATGGCAGCGATACAAAGCTTGGGCGGGTTGATTGCCACCGACGCGACGGGCTGGGCGCCGTCGTCGTCGAGC